TAAACCGAGGTTTTTTATAAACTCACTCTTATTAGGGATATCTGCACCATTTTGATTTTTTGCCAACCGACTATTAGCATTATCTGTAGCCCTATTCGCTTCATCATGAGCATTCTTAGCCGCTACATTTGCCGTATTTGCAAAATCATACGCGCCCTTAACTGCTCTAGGAGTCGCAGCTAAGGTTTCATTCGCACTATCAGTAGCACTGCTTAACTGTACAATCCCCTTTTGGCTTAACGTAGCATCAGCAACGCTACTTAATTTGCCTTCAGCCATTTTTCTAACATCGTTCACCGCTTTCGGCGTTGCCGCCTGATCTTCTCTGTCAGAATTTGTCGCGTTGTTAAGTTGCGAAATTCCTTTCCGGGTAAGCAAAGCATCCGGAATTTCCGCAGTAATTTTTTGTTTTAACGCCAGGTCCAATTGCGCGACGAGTTTCTCAAGATCTCCATCATCAATAACATCCTCACCCGTTTTTTCTGCAATATATTTCCCAATCACCGCAGCGATAATTGAGGATTGCCGCCACACTTTATTGAGCTGTTCACTCCTTGCTATTCCTGATTTAAATCCCTCTTCAATAAAACCTAAGCTTTCATATTCTTCTTGCGATAATGTATTCGCGTTTTCACCAGTGGCAAACGCTTTAAAGTCATTTTTAGCCATTTCTAACCCTCAACGACATGGTAATTTACCGTTATTCCCATTGGTTTAATGGAGAGATAACCCTGACGGATAATTTCTTTGGTGATAGTACTAATTGATTTACCTTTTACTGTCACAGTGAATGACATATCCAAATTATCCTCAAAGGATATGGATATGTTATGGTTTGAATGAATAAAACTCAGGATGTTATTAAGTGATTCTCCCGTTCCATCCCAGTTGTTTTCCCCTATTTTGGCTTTAATCACGATTCGGTAATTGTTGTCATCCAAGTCGATATAACTTTTGTCACTATCAAACCGATCTTTCCAGGTACCGTAATCAAATCCCAATTCAGGTATATCAAAGGAGAAGTAATAGTATTCAATCGGAGCCTGGATTGTTCGGTTTCTCCCTACCCATTCACCGATAATATCAAGCTGTTTACCCACCGCTTTATCAAGGTCAAAACTGCTAATCAGTAAGTCATTTGTTAGTGCACTTTGGTTTAATATATCAGTAACCGCTTCAAGCATTCTGACGTATTTTTTACCCTCCATGTGATACGCCGGAATCAGTTTCATATATTTATTCATTCGAGCACCGTCACTATTTTTATATTTCCAGGTGAACAAGTCGGTGCTTCGTTAAAAGCAATGTTGATGTTCGCCGAGTTTGTTGTTGATGCTGTTTTACCTGCCATCACAGACAGGACTTCATATGTCTGACTGCCGTTTTTATTGCACAAGTTTGCCGGAACAAACAGGCGGGTAACATATATGCCATCACCAATGTAAAGTGAGTTGATATAGTCAGATATTTCTGTACGAATGCTATTCCCAATATCCGAGGTGTATCCGACAAAGGGTCTAATCTGAATTTCAACGTAGATTGGCACCAGCGTAGGACGATAGAAGTTTATCGTTTTTTCATTGCCAGCAATGTCTGTGACAATTTCAGCCGTGGTGCCAAATGTCGGTATGCCCGGCGTTTTCTTTTTTAAGATGGTCTGAGCAATTTCTTTCGAGTCTCCACCATCAATCACAATGGCTATACTGTGCGCAGGTATGCCATTTTCATCGGTTTGATCCGTGTCGTTGTCGTATCCCCGATAACGTGAGACGCCATGCAAATTGGCAATCGCGCCGATTAGTCCATCCATAATGGTTTGTGATGGCAACGCGACTGAAGCCGCCTGGCGTATTCGCAGTTCTGCATCAGATTCAATTCCCCGGCCAAGGGTGGCGGCAACCGGGTTTGTCACTGTTTGCCAACCCAGGGTTGGCGTAGCAATCTGATTAACTGTGTGAGGCAGTGCGCCAATCGCGCCGGTCTGTTGGCATATGGCCGTCACAATAGCCTGTCCGTGTGTGTCGATAATCACTTCATCAGGGAGTGACCAGCTGTTTCCGGCGTCATCCCGCACGGAAGCGTTGCGAATAACGGTTCCTGCCCGACCAGTTACCAATACATCCACAGTTGAGTTACTGGAGCTTTTTCTGGTAATGCCATTGATTTTGACACTGCGGGAAAGTCCTTCACCCACCGCAGTTGTCGGGCTAAATGAGTTGTAGGAAGCAATGGTGGCGTTGTTACAACCGTGAACAACGTACGCGATCAGCGACAGAAAAACCCCGTCTTTACTGTCAGATTCAACGTAAATATCGTTCCCGTAGATATCCCTGAATATCGCCTTCCAGCCATTTAAGATGGTTTGATAATCAGGCGCGTTGATCCCGTTTTTATCAATAGCAGGTAGCATTGAGGTGATAATACTTTCATACATCAGCAGTTACTCCTGTCTGTCCATAAATCGTGTCAATCGTGGCGGTAATGGTGATTTTTCTTGTGTTGGGGTTTCTTTCACTACGGTAGTGGATAATTTCTGACACGCCCTGCGTTTGCAGTATTCGCTGTCTGATAATCAGGTCATAAAAACCCGATGTGCCTTTACCCAGTACTTTGTCGTAATCGGTTCCCTCCCGGTCATCAAGAAACCATTCGCCACTGCGCAGCATCAGGCGGGTTTTTACCGCCTGCGCGACCGCTTCCGGTGAGTTGATAAGAAAACTCGCGTCTCCACGACCAAATACATAGTCGTTGTCAATTTCTCTTCTGTATCTCATTGCGGTTTCCTCGTGCTACCGCTACCGGTTTGTACACCACCGTGCGTATGGTTCATCAGGCTTATGCCACCCGCGGTCAGATCGTTGTTCACCGCGACCGGGCCTTGCAGGGTTGCTGTTCCACCACCCGCCCCCATTCCCTGCGATAAGTTGCCGTTAATGGTGACGTTGCCGTTCAGGGTGATTTCAGGTGAGGTGATTTCAGTACCGCCATGTGCAGTAGCAATGAGTTTTGCCGGTGTGATCACGGTGACATTATGGCTACCGGGATCGAGTTCGATATAAGCCGCGCCATCATCACTTCTTAGCTGCGCGGCGCTGATGCTGATATCGGCTATTTTTTGTTGCTGGGATTGTGGGCCAATAATCGCAAATCCATCGGACAGGTTGTGTTGCCGGGGATCTACCGGCTCTTGTATGCCGCCGGATTGCCACCAGTAATCAATACAGCGATCAGCAAATACCACCAGGCATTCATCACCCGCTTTTACCGGGAACGTTAACGTCACACCTCCGCCTCTTGGAAATATAACGGGTACATCGACTAGCAGCGGCAAGGATACGGATTCCAGTTCGCCGTCTTTTTTCCTGATTTTCCATCTGATGGCGGGTTGTGCTGTTACGGTGACCGCGTCAGCGTTAAATGATTGAATAATGCAGGGTAAAGAGACATACAATCCGGCGCTAATGACCTCTTGCATAGAAAAAAAGACCGCTTCGGGTCTATTTAGTCGTTCATCAGTATTTATCATCAGGTGTTTGCCTTATCTTTATCGCTCATTAATTTTTTCAGCAATGTGTGATCGCTTTTGGCAACACACATCATCTCCATGTACCAGTCGGTTCCGCGGATGTCGCCGGAATAATTTACGCTGAAGACGATGTAATCACCGTCAGAATCCAATGCTGACGGTTGCTGTTTTGCATCTTTATGATTGTCAGATTGAGATGTTTCATCGCCAGAAGGCTCAATCGGCTTGATTGAGCGGTTATCCAATCTGATTAATGTGCCGGGGCCGATATTGGGATTGATTAGGCATTTAACGTTAATACCGGCGCCGATGGTCTGTTCAGGCATACCAATCAGACCGGTTTTTAATGTAAGTACAACCGCCTCTGTCAGATATTTATTCCTGGGCACAATATGCAACTGGTTATCTTCGTAACGCCAGTTAGCATCACACTGCTTTGCCAGATTAGAAACTTCATTACGGTGCATACCAAAAAGCACTTTTCCCCTAGGGGATGCTGATTTGCGGAATTCCGGGCGCAGACCTGCGGTAATGCCATATTTGGCAATATCACGCATCAGTAAATGATCTAAGTCTGCTTGCGAATACCCAGCAGCAATAGTGGTATTTACTGTCGCGTAATTGTGTGGCTCATCCCCATCCGCAGCTTGAATAACAACACAGGTATCGGTTGCACTTTCTCTCTTCACATGTGTGTATTGGATTTGGCCTGAAAATATTTGTCCTGAGTTCTCCTTGTAGCCCGCCACAAATTTAATTGTTTTAAACTCATTTCGGCGTAATTTATTACTGGTTTCGTCATTGAGGTTATATATTGTGAAAACACCCGTAGCCGGATAGGAGTGTTCAGCTCTGTTGATATTAAATATAATTTTCAGGTTTGATAAATCTATTTTTTCACCCTTTTCGTCTACAACGATAAGGTGACATTCTCTTATCCATTGTTTTGACATAATTCACCTAATTAACAGAAACAAAAAAACCGCAATTAAGCGGCACGTGTAACAAATCATGGGAAATCAAAGACCATAGGTATAAAACTTCATCGAGGTACAGTCTTATAAATGACAAAGGCACCGCTATTGGAGCCCATTCCCAGGGACAATAGGCTTGTCATCACCTATTTATTGTACCTGGCTTCCTGTTTCCAAGAAGTCTCACAAGTCCCCGAAGGGTACATAATTAGTATTGATTATCACTGCCATGGAGTCAATACGAAATTCTTTAAACAAAAAACCCGCCGAAACGGGTAAATGTTGACAATTATTACTCATTCTTTTCCAGAAATTCTTTCACCTTACCCCAATCTTCACTTAAAGGTATCGATTTTTTTCCATCTGGGGATACAAGGTAATAACGGTCATAAGAGCCGCGCATATCTTCATAATATTCATGTTCACTCGTAACGATATAGCCTTCATATTTGCCTGAACCTACAATATCAAGCCCATTCCCACGTACAATGACATCAGATATTTTTCCTGTTTTGTTATCAACAAATCTAATTTCATTTCCCCCTGTTACCATCATGCACTCAATGTATGTTTTAGATGCATCGGGAGAAAAACTGATACCCAACGTTGGACACAATTTTTTATCATATCCTATCTCAACCGCAGTATTCCCTTTTCCTGAAACCACTATCTTTGATTCAATTTTACTATCACTCTTTATCTGCTTTAAATATAAAGCATAACTATAAGCACAACAATCATCATCTGGATCTTCATTCTTTGCCGGATATGAAATCAGTTTTCCAGCAACCTTTCCATCTTTGGATATAATAGTCGATAAAATTTTATGGGGGCCGTCAATATCATCCAATAACACTGTTCCTTTAAAACAAAGCTCATGCCCTTTGTTAAGAGAAAAAATATCGGTATCGACTGGACAGGCACCAGAGGCAATGGCTTGTTTTGATAGTATTAACGCTAACAGTAACAGGATAATTTGCTTCACCATATTTTACCTTCATTTTTACCAAGTTAACTTACTACAAAGTATAATCTATCCTCCTTACCAAGATTATTCCTGTACGGTTTCTGCTGATTTATATCGCCATAAAAGACTAATGAACCATTAAAACCAAGATGACAATATTGTTCAAGCAGATTAACCCCAAAAACCAGCGGCAAGCCATTGATTATTGGCTCACTGTCCGGTGTCATAATATCCAGGATCCAACCTGCAATATCACGCCACATTAAACGCATTTTATAGTTAATTCCATTTAGCTGAACATCAAATTGCTGGTTTTTCGGTGATAAAGGAATTTCTACAATCCCAACCATTTTTTACCTCGTTCTATAACAAAGTCAAGAATTCTTTGTGGTAATGACGGCTTCACCGTGACTTTGGTTCCGACATTAACCACAGGTGCAGTATCTTCAGAATGTTTCATATTTTCCGCCGGCGCGGTTTTATTCGGCGATGTTTCAACAATCATCACTTCACGCAAAGTTAAAGTGACTGACAGAACGTTTTCGCTGGTTTGATCCGTCGTAACACTTATATTTTGAATTAACATGTTGTTGTATAAACGTTTCCCTGTCGCAACATCAAAAGGTTTATATGATGATTTTAGATCAAGCAGCTGTTGATATACCGCGCGCGGGTTGGTTCCCAAGCTCAACCCGGTAGAAATATCAAATACTTTTGTGGTATCCACAACATCAAGCAACGAACCGCCACCAGCAAAACCTAAGCTCATTGTCACTTCTGATGGTGAGTCATAAGCATGATCACTGATTGTCGCCCCTTGCTGGACCGGGTGATCTGTTATATTAGATGTATCCGTATGGTTTTCTGAAATAACAACACTCGGTACAATGACACCTATTTTTCTCGTTTGCTGAGAAAACATGACTGATAATATATCCATTGTTATCTCACCTGTGTTTGCATATTTCTAAGTAGCATACTGTGAGTGCGTTCTACTGTTTCCCCGGTCAGTCTTGCTGCCTCTCTGGGAGATTCAACGCCGTTAACCTCAATATGATAATTTACTTCCCCTATCCCCCTCACATTATTGCCAGTGGGTATTGGCGCGTGCAGCAGTAAATGAGGAGTCAGTATCTGATGATTCATCATATTATTGATATTTGTCACCGCACCACTGATCATTCGGGGATCAATCGAAATATTTTTCAAAGAATGAGCGACATTATGCAGATGTCCAACCAATTTTGAGGGTTTATTCGCTGGCGGTGGCACTCCGGTAATTGCTGCCCTGATAAGTTCGGGTGAATAAGGATTGCCACCACTTTCCACTACCATCATGCTATCAATTAGCCTTTGCATCACATCAGGATCAGTGAGATCGAGGAACGTATTCTTAGAAACTCCCATCATTTTAGACACGTTGGCAATATAATCTTCCGTCTTATTACCATCTTTTGATGGTGCCCATGTTGGGATAATACTTGCAATGGTCTGTAGCTTTTTTCCGGTAGTTTGACCACGAAAATAACGTCTCAACTGATGGGCTGTACCTTTTAATCCACTGTATGCATCTGGATACTTAGCAAATCTGGGTTTTGGGCTATCTTCAAGTACTGCCCCTGTCTGATGTGCAAAGTTCATATTTAATGGATTATTATTCCGTACCCCTCTGGAAGACATTATTTTCTTCAGTTTTGCCCCTGTAAGCTCACTGTTAAAAACGTTCATCGACTGGTTAGCTGTAGCCATTAAACCAGAATGAGCATCATACTGTTTAGCAACATCAGTCCTAAGATGATCTTTATTTAGTGGCTTATTCTTTCGTTTCTTTTTCGTTTTACTTAATTGGTCTGATACTTTACCAGGAATACCATCAGTAACTATTGTGTTGTGTCCTTTGTCGATTATGGTTTTCCTGACATCAAGTTGTTCCTGGTATTTTTCATACTTATCTTTGCTGAAAAACAGTGTCCAGTCAGAAGCAATATAGATCCCATGTGTTGACATCCAGCTATTAAGTTGCTCAGATGTTATAAGTGGTTTTTTATTTGCTTCATGTTCTCTTTGCCGCCGCATTAGAGTTTCACCCACGTTTTCGTGATTTCTTTTTGCTTCTTCCTGTAATGCATTTAACCGATTATTCAAATCAAAGAGTATACCCAGAGTGATTTTTCTTCCTGTGAATTTCCACAATTCATTCAGTGTCGCCAATAAACCTTTCGCTGAGATTTCCCCTTTGTCTAACCATTTAACTAATTCCTCAACGGCATTAAATATGTCATCACTATCGAGTGTGCCCGTGGATTGACCAGCACAATCCATTGGTGTTTTTAATAACTGTTTACTCATCAATGAGACCAAAGAAGCCGTATTACAATGGTTGCTATTTGCATCACTGGCCTGAATGCCCATGTTGGGCAAAATCCCCTCAACATTTCCCCCAATCTGACTGACACCACTATCAATAGATTTAATTTTTTCAGGTGTTACGCCTGTTTTCTGCAATTGCCCGCCGAGCTTATCCAGGCCGTTAGCGATTTGAGTGATAAAATTAACCACAGCTAATGTTGCGTTTTCAATTTCCGCCCGCATTTTGAGAACGTTAGACGTGACTTCGGTGATAACAGCCATGAATTTACGCTGCCCCACCTCATCAACATCAAACCTAAGTGATACCAGGAAATCTTCAATTGTTTCAGTGTTATTGCTCACTTCGCCACCTCTCTATCATGGCCTCATTTTCCGATTTAACGTCAAGGGCATCATTCATCAGTGCAATATCAGCCAGGTCAAGAACGCCGTCTTTTAAAGATTCATAGCGGCACATACCCGCAATGACCGGGCGTAACAGGTAATCACGCCCTTCCGGTAAGGTTTCAAAATTTAAGCTGGCTCGTCCTGGGATTACACTGCGCTCTCTAATGGGGCGGGAAAAAAATTTCCCAGTGAGTCTCTGATAATAAAACCCACAATTTTCAGCAGCTCTAAGCCATTGATGTCATCGAACATCAATACCTGACCATTAGACTCATAAATTTTGCTCCAGATACCATTCTGTTCACGGGAAACCACTGATAAGCAAATATCATTAATTTCATGCCGGTTGGATTTTCCCAGCGCATTGATTGATTCAACCAGATAAGGGAGCAATTCTTCAAAACCGGTCTCATTTTCATCATTTCTGGCTGTAACAAGCTTTTTCATGAGCGGTCCAAGTGCCGGAATGGCCGGCGCCAAAGCCACTGCCAGATCCTGTTGCTGAAAAGCGTTTAGCTTGCCGCCGCGATACTTTTTACCGTCAATTTCAAATTCCATGATCACCCCTTAAAACTTATCCGCAAAACCGCTCAAGCCACCGAAATATAAGTCCAATGCTGGCTTGAGCGTTGTTTCAGCGTCTATGAAGTCAGCTTGTTAGAATGTGCCTAACATGATGTCGATTTTTCCGCAATCAAATACCCAGGCAACGGTATTGCCGGCTTTGGCATTCTGCAAATCCGGCTGCTTCTGAAATGCGACAGAACGGGCAACCGCCGTGTCGTTACTCTGTTTATTGCGAATCACAATCACGTTATTGCCCCATGCCGCCGATGAAAGTGATTGTGTACTCAGCATCGCGTTCAGTTTGGCGTTTACCGGGCTGGTTTTAAGTAAATTAACGGTGATGGTGCCAGATTTGGACGCATGTAATGAATGCATCACTTCACCGTCTGCCCCTGTGGTCATGGTGTTTTTGCTGTCTGACATTGTGACGGTGATACCCTCATCAGAGAGAGCTGCGCCGTTGCCAAGATCAAAAGAACCGCCGACTCCGGTAATAGATGCGGAGACATCAAGAAAAGAATATGTAGCCATTTTCAACCCTTATCTGTTTACATTAATAATGACATCAGCGTAGTGAACAGCCCCTGCTAATTTGATAGCACACTGGATAACCGGTGCTTTGCGGGCTTCCCTATCCGCCTGCGCTTGTGTCGCAATGGGTGGCGCGTAAACGTAATAACCTTTTGTTAATGTCGCACCGGTATTCAATGCACCAAAAGGATCGCCCCCCCATACACCATGAGCGATCAATCCATTGGTCACCGCTTGATCAAGTGACTGTTCAACATTGGTAATCAGACGCGTGACACCTTCATCAGTCTGTGGGATCTTGCTGGTACTGGTGTAAAGCAAGTTATAAAGATTGTTTTGAACGTAATTCTGTAACCAATCCAGGCTGTGGCGCTCGTCAATAAAATCGCCGTTTGCCATGACGCCTTCCTGAATAATGGCCGTGTCGTTGTTGTATTTAACAAAAACGTTGCCGTTTTTCTTCTTCAAGGCGTTAGCTTGAGTTGCTGTCAGGCTTTCCGCCGTCACAGCCGGTTCCTGTTTGAATTTCAGGGTAATGGTGGTGTTATTGCCATTGAAATTGACGGTAAACATCCGTCCCATCAGAGATGCGGCGGTATACGGTTTACCGGATGAATATTGCCAGAGCGTACGCTGATAGTTTCCGCCTTTCAGTTGTGATCCGATATCGGTAGCAACATCAGCCTCCAATGCGTCTGTTTTCTGTACTGTATGCCCATAGATACGAGAAACAGACGCGGATTCGATGTAGTCGGCAACAGACAAAATATCTTTATCTGTCAGCGTGTCATCAGCAATAACCAGCCCGTACCAACCACTGGACAGCGCTCCTAATGTTGCCACCGCCTCAGCAATCGTTTCTGCTTTAGTCGGTTCGGTCACCATAGCGCCAGAGACTTCATCCAGTTTTAACAGTTCGCCAATATAAGTTCCGGTCGTCGCCGGTAAGATATAATCCATAGTGCCCGAAGAATGCGGTACGATGGTGAAACGTGAAGATGCCATGTCATAAGTGACCGAACAATCTTTCAACTTATCCTCTACCCGTTGGGCAACGCCATTAAGATTCGTCTCTTTACTCAAATCAATGCCGCTGCATATCACCTCTTTACCATTAATCATTAATTTAAAAGAGCCATCCGTCACAGCAGTAAACTTACTGATCATTTGCTGTTGCTTGTTCAGTATTGCACTCTGCAAAGAGGAAATAACGTTGTCTTTAGCCCATCGACCGATATACAAATCAACCGGGCGTGGCGACTGGGAGTAATAAAGCGCTGCGGCCTGATATTCTGGTGAAGTCAGGCCAAAATCAGTACCGACACCATCAATATCGGAATACAGACGTAAACGTTCTTGAGTGTTGATCACGTTGCTTGCGCCGACTATCAGTAACGCACCAAAGTTCCGGGACTGGGCCGCATGAGGAGCCATATTCAACGTGACATTGATAATGTTTGAAACAGGTAAACCCTGCATAATTTAATCTCCAAAGAATTTGACAGGCGCTTCCACCAGTGATTTAACACCGTATTCACGCACCACTTTTCGCCGCAAGGTGATCGTCATGTCATAACGACGCACCCACTGGTTATTGATAAGTTCAGGTAAAGCAGTCAGCTGGCTGGATTTATCTACTGAGAGGCCGAAACGTCCCAATTCGTCATTGTTCTGACTGACCGCCAGTCCATCACGAAAACAGGTGCCGTATCGTTGGCAGTTCGGGCCATAAAATGAAACCAGGCATTCGATTTCTTCATGACGCCATAATTCAGTACTTTCTCCGGTCTGGTTCTCAAAAGCAGGCGTAACATCCGAAATAAAAGCCATAATGCCAAAGTCACACCCGTCATCATCCACCGGTAACGGTGGCGATTGTACGGATGTCCATCGGGAACGCACTTTATCGTCAGGTAAACCAGAGACACCACTCACCCAACAACTCAGGGTGTGCTCCAGTTCTTCATCGTACTCAGGCCCAGGAGTGACAGACGTTAACCAACCAGCTTTATCACTACCGTTGCTCATCAAAAACACCTCCATCAAACAGCAATAACCCACCATGTGCCTGGGTAAACCAAGCGCAATGCAGGCTTCGTTCCCAGTAGCGGGTTATGATTGATTTAACAGGGATACCGACCGCAAAAATAAGGAAATAGGCGTAAGCGATTCGCGGTGGCAAATACGAAAAAGGCCGCAACAAAGTGCGGCCTTTACAATTGTTATTTAAATTTTCATTTCTATCGGTACGTAATAGCAGATGCTGCAAGAGCCGAATGAAATAAGCCCCGATAAGAATATTGGGGCTTATTAGCTTTAGCGCTTATTCGCAACTTTAACTGATTAGTACACTACCATAGCTTTTTGCGTACGCGTAAGCTTTTTGTGCTCTCGTATTTCATCATCCATTTCTAACTTAATATCGAGCATAGCCAGACATCCCTGTACAAAACTTTCTCCCTTTTGTAACCGGGAACGCACTTCAATATCCGATACTTCAAGTAAACGCGCTATGGACCGTTTGGAAAGCCCTAAAGCGTAGTACATAAATAAAACTTCAATTTCTTCAGACTTATCTACCGTTTGCAGCTTTGCTATACAGGCATCAATGATCAAGCCGTCGTTATCACAGCAGGAAGGACGCAATGGACGAGTTGACGTAATCAAACCTTTAAATCCAGCAGCGATTGGTGGCCAATTGACACCTGTGTCATCATCAACCCAACCGCCCCAACGCTCTAAAACTTGTTGAATATTGCGCATACATTTTGACCTTTTAACTTTTAGTAACAAATAGTAGTAAAAATTATTTTCGGAATGGTCTCATGCATCCATGCATTCGGTATTATAACAAATTTCTCATTCTCTATTTCTGTGTTTCTTTGCTGCTTAACCACATCGTTTAAATACATCCTCTTACTGAGTCTATTAAATGAAAATACTAAACACCCTCTATTCCGACCAGGCTTAACTTTAGAGGTAAACTCAGAGCATCGTTGTTAATCCAAATGGTTACAAGGTGTTTTCTTCCTCATCTAAATATTTCTTATTTAACTTTATAAGCTTCTCTTAATCCTCTAATATATCTTCTCTGAAAACACTCAGAACCTAAAACAACAAGAATATTTTTTACTACTTTTCGAAAATCTTCAAACAACAT